GTTTATAAGAAAGCTGTAAGTACCGCTACCGTCTATTACCGCTAGAGAATATGACCACAGAAAATCCGACGGGGTACCTAAATAGTTATTCCCAATAGTAGAAGTTCCTGTCACATTTTTTCTAAGTGCGGGTATTTGAACAGTATTATATATCTTCTGTTCAGCCTGTTCAGTAAACATGGCGAGCTGATCCGCTGTGAAAGTTGTTTCACATATGTCTTGAATATTTGTTGTCAGCTCTGCGTAGTTCATATCTTAAGCCATAGGTCCACGAGCGTACAAACCTTTAGTAGCCGCGCCAGTACCGCGTACTTTCACTTTACCACCACTGCTATACTTTTTAGCTAGTTTTGGGCTCATTTTCTTTTGTACCTTTTCTGGTAACTTAGAAAAACCTGTCATGTTTCTGTTCATTTTGTAACTCCTACTAAGTTATTACCGTAACTGTACCTATAAATCCAGTACTAACAACAGGACGCACTGGGTTAATTTGTGCCCTACTTTGAGCATACTGCGTGTAATCTGGACGAGGATTACGGATAGCTTGGGGGTCGTCCACGGGAAATTCACCTAAACTTAACTGTGGGTGGTCAGGATTCCAACATTCAGGGCACGCCATTATATTGCTATTACGGCCTTTTACTATAAGATCACGCAACTCGCGGAGTTTGTACTGCCATCCACAAACGTCGCATATCCCTAGTGCGTTCCTGCCTGAAGCAAACCTTGCCATATTTACACCCTATTTACTGAGGGAACGAACCTAAATGGTGTTTTCTCTCGGTCTTCTCCTGCAGCTAATACAAATTGTGCTTCATACTCAGCCTTAAGCATTTCCACTCTTGGCGCTAATTCTGGCACCTTCATAGCAATATGATACGCTAGTCCTGCTACAAGACACGGGAGGAACCTAAAGTTCATATCCGCAGTTTGTACTCCGCTACCAGCATCTTGGATTCGGCGAAGTCTGTAGTATTTAAACACATAGTCATTAGAATCAGGTACAGGCCAAATATTAATTCTAGGCGCATTAACCAATCGTTCGATCCAAACCTGTATAGGTCTACCTTGAGATAACTTGTTTGGGATAGACGCGTAAGTACTAACACTAATACGAGTTATGGTGAGGTCAGATTGTGTGGCTGCATTGCCCGCGCCGGTGCGGATTACCTGTTCTAGAAGGTCAATAGTATCATCAGGCAGTGAGTACTGCCCCGTACCTGCAACTAGGTTTATGACTCCTTCATCTATAGTCCATAGATTAATACCACGATTCTGCCACTCAATAGTCATAAGGTTCATAGACCTACGAGCAGTACGAAGATCATAGCCAGAACGAAGCTCGCGGCCCGCACGTTCCCATGCTTCTTCCGCAATCTCCGTAAAGTCCATATTAAAATCTGTGGTACCTGAAGTCGCCATGGGTTAACCCTTTGCTAGAACAGCTTTCGCTTTAGCTACTAAAGATGTTTTTGTTTTTCTACGATCAAGCTCTACACCGTGATTACGCATCATAGCTTCAAGCTCTAATTTAGTCATGTTTTCGATGTTTTCAGTTACCTGTTCCGGCATCTTCTTAGTCGCAGGTTTTTTAACACCCCCGCCCATCTCGACAAGCTTCGCTTCAGCTTGCTCTTTATTCATCAAATCAAAAACCTTTATATCATATGTACCATCAGAGTTTTTGACCCCTATCTGATACACTGGCTCTCCAGTAGAAAATCTACCATTCTGAAACACTTCCATTAGCTTTTCCTCTTACGTTTTGTGGGAGATACTCTACGAGGTTTCCCAGCAGGTTGTCCTAAACTTTTCTTCTGTCTAATCTTAGCGCGTTTTTCCGAAGCGCTCATTTCTCCAGAGGTTTTTGGGGTCTTAGAAGAAACCCTTTTTGTGGGGCGGCAATATGGAGTACTCCGTTTTTCACCCTTGCTACGCCCACACGCTTTCCCCGTGGAAACGTCTTTCCAGTCTTCTTTGAACCACCGTTTAAGTGCTGCACCCTTTTCTGTCTTTCTTACTGCCACTATTTATTGCCCCAGTTTTTGGCGCCAACTTTTCTGCACTTTGCGATTGCCCCGCTTGCATACGCTGACGGGAAGACCTTATAACGGCTCTTAACTTTGCTGTAACACTCATCTTTGACTGATCCACCTTTCTTGTAGCTCTTGCTACATTTAGCGCATCCGCAGTCTTTTTTATAGTATCTACGCACAGCTTCTTTTCCGTCTAGCTAACCCACCACGACGCAATTTAATCGGCCCACCAGCTTTTCGCCCAGTCTTATACCTGTCTTTAAGAGGCATCTTCATAAGCTCAGTATAGCGTTTATACTGATCGTTGGTGAGCCGTTGCACGTCTTCATTGGCTATTCTAAGGATTTCTCTGTCAGTCATTACGAACCCTTCATAGTGACCATTTTAGCTGGACGTACACCTTTTGAAGCCATACCAGCACCGCGAACTTTGCCACCTTTAGCGTAGCCCTTCTTCATCATGCCGCCTTTAGCGTAGCCCTTCTTCATCATGCCACCTTTGGCGTAACCTTTTTTCTTCATCATGCCACCGCCAGCTTTCTTTTTGTCTTCGTTTACCATGTTAGCAAACTTGCTGAGGTCTATGTCTATTGGCTTCGTCCTACTGTTAACCCGCGCGGATGATGCGTTCTTCATCAGGCTTTTCATGCCTTTTTTCATGTTATCTTCCATTTTACCCATCGGATTCGTCCTTATATAAATTGTTAAACACTCGGTTAGTATCCCACACATAGCCTACATCTTCTTTTGAGTTGTAACTATGTTGGTTTGGCTTGAAGTCTGGAGCGCCCTCGCCCGTCTCAAACCACGCAGGATGCGTAACCCGCACCCGATTATTAGGCAACGCTACCATATTACCTGTAAACTTGCCAGCATCTAACAATTCAAGCACATGGCTTTGTTTGTGTTGCGCTGGGTCGTCTGCGACTTCACTATCTGTGTAATCAACAGTAAAGTAATATTTAGCGGGGTAAAACTCCCCGTCCACTTTAGCTATCCAAGGCGCAGGAGATGCTCGTTCTATCTTATACACCGAATGATAGTGAGACATGCAATCCCAAGGCTGCGCTATGTAAGGCGGTAACTCTTCAGGCCACTCTTCATACGGTGTGTCGGCTACAAGGGCTGTTAGGGGCATCCTAGCCCACATAGCGCCGCCATGTACATTAGGCTCATCAGTATCGTCTGACTCACACCCTGTGAAGATAACTTGAAAACTAAGGGTGCGGTTAGGCATCGTAGTCACAGCCACAACCATGGCGTGAAGAAACTCGCCATGATAATCCTCTAAGTTCTTGGTGTATTCCCTACGAACCCAAGCCTTAAAGTGTGGTATGTTGGATTGTAAATACGGCACCTAACAATTCCATTTCCGCAAACTTTTGTTAATACGGCTGTTAGGATCATTTGCGGTCTTTTTACTAGTCAACCGTTTTTTCATCCCACTCATCCGCGCACAGAAAGACTTGCGCCGATTCGCCGCTTTAGAGCCTTTTTTAAGTTTGCTGGGCTTAGTAGTTACAGCTGTTTTGAGTTTACTGCCGGGGTTTGCCCGACGATAACTTTCCACACCTTTTTTATTAAGCCCACCAGACTCACTTTTGCCTTCTTTACGTTGCCAAGCTGGGGATTTTTTCTTAACTGAACCCCCAGACTTATAATAACTACGCATCGGACTACCCTAGAAGGATTGTGATGGTTGACCCTGTACCAGACATAGCAGAAACGTAACACCCATTTTCTGCAAGAATACCATCATCAGGCAAGTACACGTCATTCCAACCAGCGGCAACTGTTAAATCTAACAGTGTCTCACCAGAAGCACTTCCGTCTTTTAGAGTAAACGCAGTTACTGCCGTGCCGTAAACTAGCACGCCCTTAATTCTAGAACGCCCCGGCCCTACAAGTCCTGCAGAAAAACCAGAGGTGGCTACGTTATAGGCTTTAATTTCAAATCCAGCCATTAGAGCCTCCTATTAAGTAAGAGCAGCACCAACAGCAGTTACCCAAGCAGCACCTGTGTTGATTACGATGCAATACTCGTTATCACCAGCGCCATTGTCGCTGACCATGTAAACTGTTCCAACGGCAACATCGCCAAAAGCTGGCAAATCTGCGGTGGCTACAACGGGAATTTGGAAACCATTATTGGACCGGACTGGTCCAGAGAAGGTAGATAGAGCCATGATAATCTCCTGTCGTGGCTAGTGTCAGCTACCCCATGTAGCTGTCAGGAATTATGTACTTATAACAGAAAAAAAGAAAGGGGGCAAGTTAATGCCCCCTCCCGTAGAATTATGCGCCCGGCGAACCGAAGACACCCAATGGGTCAGAGACACCAAAGGAATAACGCTCACGAGCCTTGTACCGGCTGTTACCAGTATCAAAGTCAGCATCCATAGAGGTAGCCATTGGGCTACGTACGAAATGCTTGAGGCCGTTTGGAACATCAGTCATCAAGAACCATGCGTCTGTATCTGTCAGATAGTGGTTAATTGAATAACCCTCTGGCACAGAACCATTGTTCATAATGGCGTTGATGTCGTTGTCAGCTGTACCTACGCGGCCTTCAGTTTCCAACAGACGAGTTGCAACGAATTGCAGTGCTGGTGGAATGATAAGCTTACGAGGTTGAGCAGCAATCAACAGACCACGCTCGTCTGTCCAACCTGCAATCTGAATAATAGCGGCTTCAAGTGAAGTCTCGTTAAGATCAGCAGCTACAGCTGGACGGTTTGAGTTAGTGCCACCAGAAACAAGTGGGTGTGCTGTTGAACACAAAGGCTGACCGTCACCGTATGTGGTACCGCCAGCAAATGCGTTGTTCAGGATAGACGCACCTTTAACTTGCTTGGTGTACGCCATAGCACGAGCCAGAGCTTTGGTATAACGAGCAGACAGAGAATCGTAGAGGTTGTCCTCGATTGCTTCTTCTGTGATGCTGAAACCCATTGCAATGGTTTCGTGTGTATAGCGGGCACTCCATGTCTCTTGAGCAGCGTCGTATTCGATGGCTGAACCTTCGTTTTTGACTGGTGCTGCTGAAAAGCCCGATAATTTGACCTCTTCCTCGAATGAACGATCTGAAGTCTCTGTCTCAAAGATAGCGGTATGCTCTTCACCATACTTAGCGTACTCCAGTCCGAACAGAGCGTTCAGTCCGGGAAGGAGTTCTTTGAGTAGTTGTGCGCGTGAAATAGCCATTATCTACTCCTCCTTACACGCCAGTGAGGTTATTGAACTGATGACCTGCGTTCCATTTAACGAGAGCCTCAGTGTAACCGCCACTAGAGTTTTTAGTTTCTTCTACCAAACTCACAATCCGCAAAGGCAGAGTGTTAGTGGTTGCAGAAGTGTCCGAAATACCGATCGTTGAATTACCGGTTTGTGCATTACCCACAACAAGTGGAGTAATCATGGCAACGTTAGCGCCAATATCGGTAATAGCAAGATCGCCAATCACTGCAGCTGCTCCGCCAGCAGATGAAAGAACAGCAGCCTTGAACAGGATGTCTGTGCCGTCAGCTACATAAGCTTCGATATCAGATGCAACGGTGCTGGCTGGGTAATACTGACTAAACACCTTGTAACCAAGAGTCGGATCAGTATACGAACAACCAAGAAATACACCAATAGGAGTCATAGCAGCGTCTGCTGTGTCTAACTCAATGGTGCCTCCAGTAACTAGTTTTACGGCATCCCCGTTGTAAATTGCAGTGTTATAACCACTTGCAATTCCATAATGGCGTGTTACGCCAACGAAAGGAACACCACTCAACAATTTCACTGGAACCAGCCCATAAGGGCCGTTAACTGCTGGATAAGCCATATTTAGCTCCTTCTATCCATAAAAGTTAAGTTCCACTACCAAAAGTGACCTTTGTTTTCCGCTCATGAAAGAGAGGCATACGCGGGTCGTTTTCTCGCATTAGGTTGTTATCTACAGATTCAATCTGTGCTTTTGTCTGACCGGAGTAATAATCATTCCGCTCTTCCACAAGCTCTTTTGGAGCCTTACAAAGCATCAAGCCACCAATAACCACATTGTCTTTAAACCTATCGTTTTCGATAGTAACCATTGTGATTTCTGGATGGTCTACTGCTTTTACAGGCTCCCAACCTTGACGAAGTTTTGAGGAAACATTAGTGGCATCGACTTGCCCTTGAGTAGCGACTCGAACCCAGTGAAATTCATAACCCGGCTCAGGATTCGGTGCGGGTAGCACCTCTGGTCTCTGCCAAGCCTTACGTTGAGTCGTTTTTTCACGAGTTTCATGCTCTCGATTGATGCGATTCTCAGCCATTAGTTTTTCCCCATATCAATTGCAACCTGTTTGGCGTACTGTTCTGGTTTCAGTCCAAGTCTCTTAGCAAGATTTAATTGTGTTTGCGTTAACCTAATTTTTTTAGGTGCTGTGCTCCGCGTCGCGGGGGCAACCACATTAGCTTGCCTTTGAGGTTGTTGGGCCTCTCCAGAACTTTGTTGTGCAGAGTCCTCGAATTTATCGGGGAACACTTGCCGCATACGAGTGTTAATCCGCTCGTAGTAATCATCACTTTGAGGGTCTACACCCTCTTTGACAAGTCTATTATGCAGCCCCAACGCAAAACTTGTCATTTCTTCGTCTACTTCGTCTGACTTGGTACCATCATCGAACCAAGGATTTTCTTGTTTCCAAGCTACAGCCTTTTGGTCGATTTGAACCTGTGTTGGAGCGGGTTCTATATTATGTTGTACAGGGGTTTCTTCTTCCTGTAAAGAAGGCAACCTGAAGTTGTTTAATTTTTCTGTGCGTAGCTTAACGTTTGTTAGTGCTTCTTGTGCTTCAACAACAGCGTCTGCGTCACCTGACTCATAAGCCTCTTTGTATGCTCTTTTAGCTGCTACTAAATCATTATCTGCATTTCGTTTTGCTTGTTCTAGCAGAGCAGATTGATTTTTGCCCACAGTACCTTTTAGCGTTTTATTTTCATCTAAAAGTTTTTGCGCCAGTGCTTCAAGTTCTTTACGTTCCCGAAGTGCTTCTTCTTTCGCGCGACGCTCGTCATGATACCCTTTACTGAAATGCTGAATCCTCTTACGAACTTTATCAGAGTAATCCTCAAGTTCTTCATCAGTAACGTCAGCTGGTGGCTCAGACGGCTTACGCCCTCTGTCAGCTTTTGGTGTATCATCGACAACTTCAATTTCAAAGTTATCCTCAGATTCATCAGCAGGAGGAACAAGTTTACTCTCAGCAGCTGCTGCTTTTGCTTTCTTTCCGCCCACATCAACTTCAATCTCACTAGAAGGCTCGATCTCAATGTCTGGTTTTGGGTTGTTGTCTGTTTCATCGGGGAACTCAAACTCTACTTTTTGAAACGGCATTGTATACTCCTTATGCGCTACAGATGCCACGAGGATCAGGTATAACTGCCTCGATGGAATCATCATTCATCAAACGGAACTCTTTGCCATTAACTTTAAACCTAGTTCCAGTATTCATACGGAACATCACATAATCCCCGGCTTTACACCAAGGACCATCAGGGTAACGGTCTGTGTCTTTATAAGCATCTTTACCCATGTCTATGACTACGCCCATAATAGACGTAATATATTCACGGTGCTTTTCGGAATCCGTTTTAAGGAGTGTACTACCTTCGTAATAATCGCTTACATCTGGTAGGGCTACGAGTATTCTGTATCCTGCGGGTTTAGGAAGTTGAGCTTCCCAATCTGCATCAGTTATCTTCTGAGCTGCTTCAGTCATCATCTTCATCCATAAAGTTGCGCGAGAGGTCTTCTACGTAATTATAACAAGCATCGAGACCTCGAATTAAGCCTGTTATCTCCTTGTATTGGGCGAAGTCTTTTGCTCCTCCCCCTCCAAGAAACTGTAGTGCTGAAGATTTATCTTCGGTAAGTTTATCTTTAAGCACGTCAAAGACGGTTTTAGCCATTACTTGTTCCTATTTCTCTCCAAAATATTTAGAACTTCAAGATCAGCTTTGCTCTGTGCGGCTCTAGTTTCTGCGCGTAGCTTGACCCCCGCTTTTTTAGCGTCGATGCCAACTTCTAGTTTTTCAAGTTCTATGCGTTGTTCTTCAAGTTTAGCGTCCACCATATCTTTGGTAAGTTTGCGTTTCTGCTCTTCTTGTTTAATCTGTGCATCGACTTGATCTTTAGCAGCTTTGCGCTGTACTTCTTGCGCTTTAACCTGCAATTCCTGCTGTTGCAGCTGGAACATTGGGTCTTGCTGCTGTTGTTGTGCTGCCTGCTGTGCTGCCTGCTGCTGGTTTGCCTGTGTAAGTTGTTTACCGGCATCAGCAACGAGACGTGACAGATTAACTTCAATCTCTTCTGGTAACTCCTCACCCGGTGGAGGCAGTGCAGCTCCAAGACGCTCTTCAATCTGTTTACGGTACTTAAACCCGAGATGTTCAGCGATATGCGCCTGTAATGAAGCCATAATCTGCTGTGCCTGCGGGTTCTGTCCAATCATCTGAGCAACTTGTGGGTCTTGCATAAACGCCATATGTGTAGCTATATGAGCGTCTTGGTCTTGGTAAATAAACGCTCTGACTGGCTTACCCACTAGCGCAGCCATGTTCTCACTAACTGGATCAGTCGGCTTCACATCATCGGTAGTTGGTACAAGTTTATCGGCGTTTTTGACCCCTAATACTTCGATCATTTGCCGGTGTAACTGTGGTAAATCGTAGATTTGCGGGGCAGACTGAGCCATCTGTAGTACTGCTTGGTACTGAACCACTCGCTGCGCCATAGTAGAACTGTTAGGATCACTAACAGGAATCACATCTACCATCATATAATCTGCCTGACGCGCGGTGACTTCCCCACGCACAGGCTTATAGTCATACTCTAGCGGAGCATACTCAGCCATTAAGGCTTTGAGCATCTTAAATTCTTGCTTCATAGCGTAGTGTACACGAGCCTGAACAGCTGCCATTGGCTTCAATGTACGCTCTAATAGCGCCAAAGTTGTGCCCACAGGAGCATTAGCAGACATATCAGAGACGTTCATATCGCTGATAGCACCTAACCTACGACCCTCAGTTGTAATCTGATTCAAAAGGGCAAGAAGAGTTTGACTAGGCTCTTTGTATGGAAGGGGCATAATATTGTCGCGGATAGACCCTGACGGTACGTCAACGTCCTTCCACTCACCGGGTTCAATCGGTGTATCATCCCCCTTAATACGAAGCCCGCGAGACTTCAGACCACCCGGAAGATTAGATAGTGTGCCTGCGTCAACAAGCTGACGGATCAGCGATGTACCTGCACGTGCGTACCCACCAATGATATGGATCAGTCCAAGTCCGTAGAACCCAAACCCCGGCACATATACATAATGCACGAAGTGCTGACGCTTCAACATAAGCGGATCGTCTGGGTTCCAGTTACGACGAATAGACAGCACCTCACTAGTGCCACGCTCGATAGTAACTACGTAAGGTTTAGCAATCTCGTCTTCGTCTTCATCAACGCCGTCAATAACAAGGTCTGCATGAATTTCGTAGACCGAATACCGGTCATCGTCAGTTAAGGAGAACCCACCTTCTTCTGCTTTACGTTTCTCAATATCGCTATGGTAAGGCTGTGGCTCTCCAAGGTCTACATCCCGATAGAACCCAGCTACCTGTAGCTTTTTAAGTTCATTCTTAGTGCGCCGCATCACATGAGTTACACGCTCGGCGGTTTCAATATGACTAGCGCCATACGGGATAATTACATCTTCTGCGGGTATATAAATAGCTACTTGACGCCCTAGATTAGGATCAAAGTAGACTTTCTTGAACGCAGAACCAGCAAGCCCAAGACTGTAAAGTAGCCGCTCGTGTTCTGGGCGGTACTCAACCATATTCTCTGTTAATTCATAGTTCATGTCAGCTTTGACACGGAGCGCAGCTTCTTCTTTTTCTTTAGTTTCCTGCCCAATGATTTTTGTCTTTACAGGCCCGGACGCAGGAAAAGTCTCACTCATTGTCTCTGCTTGGAACCGGATAGCAGCCTCTGCGAGTACTGTGGAATACACGCCACATGCACCTTCCCATGGCTCCGTGCGCTCTTCATATTTGAAGCCAAGCACATCTAGACCCTTGACAAACGTGTCTGCCCAGTCTTTCCGGCTTTCGATATCTGCATCAATTAACCCAAGAAGGTCTTCTGCTAAACCTGCGAGCTGCCCATCATCAAGCGCTTCAGCTAGGTTCCCATCAAACGGTAGAAGGTCTGAGTCGTCAGCATCAGGAATAATTGTAATTTCCATACTGCCGTCATCAAGCGTGACCATATCAGGATTGACAATTTCAATCTCTAATTCCGCTTCGGGCTTATCTCCTTCAAGCATTTCATCCATGCCCTCTGGCGCTGCGTATAAACCTTTTTCTACTGCCATGTTCTTACCTCTTAATAAAACCCGCTACGGCGCTGCTTAAAGTATCGTTGTTCTTCTGGCTCATCACTAGGTAGTGTGATGAAACCCCCCTGTCTAAAACGCATAAGCGCCATTACGGTAGAATCCACCAAGTCATCGTGACTCATAAAAGGGAACCCTGCAATCTCTTCTACAACTTCTTCTGCCCAACGAGTCTGCGGAACCCATACCATACCTGATGCTACAATGTCTGCCACAGAATTAAGACGGGCTAACTTATCTCCTGACCCTCTATGTGGGGTATACTCCTGAACAGGCAAACCCATACGCCGCATTTCTTGGTATAGGGCTGTACCCGCGCTCTTCTTCTCAACAATAAATGCGTCTGGTTCCCAATCCGCATACTCTTCCATAGCAAGATTTTTAAGTTCTGGGAACTCTAAACGTTGTTTTATGCTGTTTAATAGTATTATGTGGTACGCGCTCTCCTGCTCATTCATAAACACTCCCCACGTTGTAAGCGCCGTATAGTCAGCACGATTGTGGGTTTCCGCAGCTGCGTCTAAAGACATTATAACATATTCGCAGACGGGTGGAGTCTCCTTAGTCCATTCCCGCCACCACTCTCTTTTAATCAGCGCGGCTTCTTCAGCCGTCGGTTGCTGCTGATATTGAGCGTTCCACTGAAACGCAGGCATAGACGCTTTCGTACGAAGCAAGGCTTCCAAGTCAAAAAACTCAGGCCATAGCGGTTTTTGTACTACCTTTTTGGTTTTCTTATCTGTGGTATCTAATATGGCAGGAAATTCAACAACTTCATACTGATCGCTGCGTTCGTTCTGCCCCATATCTCTAACGACACGCCCAGTAAGGTCGTCCATATGCCACCGTGTCTGGATAATAGCTACTTTGCCCGCAGGCATTAGTCGTGTACGCGCTCCGAAGGTGAACCATTCATATGCTTTGTCAAAGACCTCAAAGTTTCCGTTAATGACATCTTGTTCGGAATGGGGATCGTCAACGAGCAAGAGGTGAGCACCGCGACCAGCAAGGGCAGAACCAATACCACACGCATAATATTCTCCTCCCACACTTGTGTTCCATCTACCGGCAGACTTTGAATCTTGCGCCAAAGCTACAGTAGGGAAAATCTCTCTATATTGCTCCGTGTTTATAAGATTACGCACTTTTCTACCAAAATCTACTGCAAGATCGGTAGTATGTGACACCATCATGACTTTTTTGTCAGGATTACGCCCTAAAAACCACGCTGGGAACATAATAGACACAAGCTGAGACTTGCCGTGACGTGGTGGGATGTTAACGCATATACGATCTTTTTCTCCACGCTCAATAGCCATGAGCATATCTGCTAACATCCTATGGTGCTTCCCAACTATGTAGTCCGGTTGCATATGTTTGCAAAAAGCTATAAGATCGTCATATGCCTTCTTATTCGCATTTCTGGTGGCTAGTTCGCCCACCATCCGGTCAATCTCCGCGACCTCGTCCGGCGAAAAAGCGTCGAGGTTGGCGAGCATTTGTTCGATTTCTGCTTCGCTAAAGTCCAGCGCGGCTTCAGTCATCGTTTTTTATACCCAATTCAGCGTCTACATCTAGCGCTTCGCCGTCTATTACTACTGCATCTTGTATATCATCGTCTGGATTTGCCAGTTTCATCAGCTTTGCACGTAGTTTTTCCTTCAAATCATCCGTAGATTGGTGCGTAATCGTCACTTCAGACTTCTCCGAGAACAATCCAACGTCAGAAATCTTGCCAAGTAGCTCTAATGCACGCACTCGAACCCTCGGATCGGGGTTGTCGGTCTCTAAAATTAACTTATTAGTGACCAAATGACGTATTTGCAGCGAACTTTCAACCACAGCTTGCCCAAATTCAGTCAAAATACCCCCAGTAAGCACCAATGATGCAGGGGTAAGGGTAGCTGCACGCTTGTTTGTCACCTTCTTAGAGGTCTTTTCGGGGTCTGTAGCGTAGGATGTAGCTAATGCAGCGGCAATATCTTGGTCTTCTTTGGTAGGTTCTACCTCTAAACCGTGCTCTTTAAGCTCCTGTATGGTAGCGCAAGCTGCTTCTGCCCGTGCACGCAAGTCTATATACGGCACATCTGGGGTAAATGGCACACCAATTTCAGGTTCTATAACTATCGTCATAACTTTTTACGCAGGTTGTTAACCGTAGTTGGGTGAGGGGGGCTAGTTGGATGATAGCAAAAGACGCCGGATTCCCCCCACCCGTATCAATCTATACACAATAATTTATTTTTACGCAAGGAGGTTGGGACTCCTACCGGGGGGTGTTCCATATATAGAGGGGGTGGGGGGTCTGATCTGAGAAAATAACGACTTAGTGAGATTCTTCCCA